ATTGTCAATCGCTTTCTGCGATTCCAACTCCTTCTGCTCCAACTTCTGCGTCAACTCCCCTGCCAAGGTTTCGTACTCAGACTTCTGCCTTTTCAGTTCGGCAAGCTGCGCCTTGTAGGCTTCATCGTCCTTGCCCGTGTTTTGAGCCTGAGCTTTCAGCTCATCCACTTGAGCTTGAATGCGCTGCTGGGCAACCTCAAACAAATCCGACAACTTCTTGCCCTTGACATCCTCCTCGGTGAGGTTGAAGGAACGCTTAAACTTGGTCTCAAGGCTTCCGAGCGTCTTGCCCGTTACCTTGTTGCGGATGTCCTCGTCATCAACGGCCACCTCACGAGCGACATATTTCTTGGCAAGCTCTTCCTTGAATTGGTCAAGGCTTTCAAACTCTTTCTCTTGGTCAAAGAGCCACTTAGACATTTCTTTGGAGTCAATAGACATAATTGATGGGTTTATTGGATTTCAGATGGTTCAAGGTCAATGTTTGGAGACTGCTCAACGATGCTATCGGCTGATTGAGACACGATGACCTCTTCAGTTCGCCTTCTTGCAATCGGCCTGCGCTTTGGAGCCTCTTCAATAACGATGCTCTGAGGCTTGCTTGGGTTTAAGTACTCCTCATCGTCAATGCGGATGTTGTACTTCTGCAAGAACTTACTGTTTCGGGCGGTCGCATCGCTAATGAAAACGACCTCACCGTCAGGCTTGATGGCACGGATGTGCCTGCCTCTTTTTACTTCAATCATAAATGAATGGGTTTAAGGGTGAAAGGTTTGTACCGCAAATATAAACAATAATGGGCAAACTAAACTTGAGGGACAAGCCAATGCCTGCAACGATATCCTCCCAAGTAGATAAAAATGGTGGATTCATCGGTGCCGACAATCTTGCCCTTCCAATCGCCTAATTTGCCCCAGGAGCGCACTTCTTCCTTCGTGAATACCTTACCATCCCTCGCCACACAAAATGGCCGAGAATCGTTTATTAAGCCTCCTGCGTACAAGTATTTCTTAATGCCCAAAGCCTCGCCCATCGCAAAGGTGAAGGAGCGGTCAATCACCGCAAACATCGTGTCAGCCGTAAGCGTGGCCGTGTCAAAGAGCAACCCCTTTTTTCCAGCACCCCCTTTCACGATTTGGGCAATGCCCTCCTCCAAAGCGGTTCGGTCAGAGCCAGAGGCAATAGACGCAAGGATGAAGTTTCTCAAGGCCGTTGAAAATCCCGACTTAAAATTGGTCAAGTCCTCAAGCATAGAGGTCGCTTGGGCCTCGTAATCAATGCCGGAAACCGCATCGGGGTTAAGGTCCATCTTGCGATACATCTCTCTGGTAAGTTCGGCCTGGGCATCCACCTTGTCCATCAAGAAGACCAAGGCATCAAAATACTTGCTCCCGGCAACGGCCCCATCAACTCCATCCATAAAGGCATTGACACGAGCATAATTGGCCGTGTCAAAAGATATATTGCCGTTCTTGTCGTAACTGAATAAAGCGAGCAGGGCAATGATAAGGGGCAGAACCTCGTTCTGCGATTCCTCCACCTGCTTGCCAAACTCCTCGCCAATCGTGTCCAAGTTCTTCTGCTTCTTGGACTGAATTTGTTCTAAAGTCATATTACGATTCTTCCTCCTCCTCCTCTTCCTCTTCGTCTTCTTCCTCTTCTTCTTCCTCTACCGGTGCGGCAGGAACAGCCGTCCGTGCGTTCATAACGCTTTGGGGAGTCATCCTGGACGAACCCTCATCCTCTGGCACCAACTTCTTAGCCATATCTATCAATACCGCCTTCTGCTCGGCCAAGGTCAGCGTCAAGAACTCCTCGTTCTCCGACAAAGCCTCCTTAATCAAGGACTCCAACTCAAAGTGCATTATCGCCTTCCACTTGGGGGCAATGCCCGAAGCAACCAACGCCAAGACATCCCTCGTTTCAAGATTGAAGAAGGGGTCAACCTGGACGCTCAACTTCATTATCGCACTCTTCTCCTCTTGGATGGGGAAGCGAGTGTCAAGGTATTGCTGGGCCAACATCGCCTTGGAAAAGGTCGGGGCCAACTTAATCTCTGCGGTCAACTCCGCATCGGTGCGCATCTCAAAGTTCTGCGGATAACGAACCGCAGGCATAGACCAAGCATCGCCATAACGCATCCTCCCAATCGTGTCCATAGCGAACTCATAATCGGCAAAGATGGTGTTGGCAAAGCGGAGTAGGAAGGAATACAGTTCCTCACGGTCAATAGCCTTACCGGTGGCAGTCTCACGGCCCGAAATCTTCTCGTTGTTCATTACATCAATGGACAACAACTCAAAGGCCATTTGAATATTGGTAATGACTTGCTTGTTTAAGAAGTCAAGGATTTGCGGATCCAACTCAATGAACCCGGCAGGAGGGATGTTCACCTTGGTCTCAACCTCGGTGGTGAAGCGGTTTGGGGTCTGCACCTGGTACACCGACATCGGCCCGAACATCCGCTTCGTGCCAGAGCCAGCGCAATTAGAGCAAGCGATGGCAACCTTCTCCTCAAAGCCTAAAGCCTCCTCAATGTACCCCGATCCATTACACTTATCGCACTCATCCACATATTCCCACTTCTGCAAGAAAGCGTGGCTGAACTTGGACATCTGCAAGGTGCTGAAATCGCACACGGCTTGGTCCAAAGCCGGGATGGCAGGGGTGTAGAAGGATTGAAAATAGTAATCGCCATGCTCCTGCACCGAAATACCTCCGAGCCTCGTGCAAGGCAAATAGCCAAGGTTGTGGCGATAGTAAAGGCCAATCTCAAACTCATAATCGCCCTTCTTGCCGATTTGTTTGGCTATCTGAATCTCGTTCCTGTCAAAGATGTAGAAAACCAAACCATCATCCGTCTTGGTACGGCCATGCTCAACCTCGGAACCGTAATCGGCCTTTAGGATGGCGTACTCGCCATCCTTCCATCCCCACACTCGCTTGGAGTGAAAGCAATGGGCCACGGGAGTGGTTTCAACGGTGTCGTTGAAGGTGCCGTCCTCAAAGTATTGGAGGTCGGTAGGCATAACGGCCAAGACCGCATTGGGGTCGGTCAAGGTCATAAAGGTCACGATCTGCTGGAAATAGTTCTCCAACGAACCAAAGCGAGGATAATCCTCGTTGAAATACCGCTCTTGGGAAGCGTCCTCAAAGCGAACCTCGTAATTCTGCCGGTTCCACACTCGCCCAGCGATGTTTACGGCCTTATGGAAATAAGGGACCGTTATGGGCTTGTAGATGTTCTTCCGATAATTGAACTCGTGAGGGAGTTCGTTGGGGGCTTTCTCCCGGAACAGCTTTTCGGGGAAGGCATCGTAATCGGAGTGGATCCGAAGCCTCATCTCCATCTCCACGCAAGACTGATAGGTCGGGTAGAAATCGGGGATATAGAACTTGTCAGACTTTTTCTTAACCTCGTACTTTTTGTACTCCGTTATGATTTTGTCTAACAGTGGGAGAATTTCCTCTGTTGTCATGGCTATCGCTTTTTACCGCCTCTGCATTTGCACATTTGGAATGGTTTTATGCTCAAAATTAAGGCATAATTCGCTATTACAAGTATGCCTTAAACTCATCAAAGAACGATTCGTAAGGGTATTGTTGCTTGTTCTCAAGCTGATTCCTCATAGGCACATTGAACATTGCCTGGATTCCGTTTCGCTCTGGCCGGTATTTCTTCGGCAGATTGGGGATGTCGTGTTCGCAAAACCCAGCGAAGGCACGGTTGAACAGACTGTACTTGGCCACCCCTGGCTTTACCCCATTGTCCCTCACATCGCTTGAGACATTATGGATATGGGGGCATTCAAACGATGGAGGCATAAACCCATAGGTTTCAATGTGCCGGTACATCATATCGCCATCCTCCTCCCCGAATCCCAAAAGCCTTTCGTCAAACCAATTCAACTCCTGCATCATCTTCCTGGAGGTCACGAAGTGCGACCAAGAACCATTCAGCACGAACATATTGGCTTGGGTGGTCGTTATTTGACTCACCCTGTCCATAAGGGCCTTTTTGTTGCTCACCCTTAAATCGTCATTCAGAATCAAAATATGAGAGGTCGGAGAGTGGACAACCAAATCGTTCCACATCTTGGCCAAGCCTCGCATCTCCTGGTAGAAGATGGGGCTTACATTGTCGTGATCGGCAAGAAACCGAAGCATATCCCTTCGGTATTCGTTGTCAAGGCCCGTCTTGCTTGAAGCGTTGACCGCAACAATCACATCCATTCCACTCAAATCCTCAATCAAGGGGATTAGGTGGGAACGGAAACGCTCCTTGAAGGTCGTTATGCCGATATACATTACTTCGCCTTAACGCCCCAGAAATACATATCCCAACCTTGGATGGATATTTCTTTCTCCTCAAACTCACATCCCTTTAAGGCCAATTCCATATCCTTGTCCGATATGTTGCGATAGTAATCGGTTGTGAATGGAGAGTTCCATCCCTCCGACTTGGCGGTGCCGTGTTCTGGTCTGCCAGGAGCAGCACAAGTAATAACGATTAAGCCACCAGGCTTGCAAGCCTTATACATCGCCTTAATGCTCTTCTTCCAGAACTTATCGTGTTCAAGCATCTCCCCCGAAATCACCACATCAAAACGCTCGTCCGTTTCTTCAATCCATTCGTGGATATAGGCAACAATGTCAACATTCTTACCCTCACCAATGTCCATCCCCAAATACTCGCATTCCTCAAAGAATTGCAAGTTGCTACCGTTTATGTCTTGGCTTCCAACATCCAAAACTTTCTTCCCCTTGAACATTTCTGGAAATCCAGCCTTAACGACATTAATGAAATTTACTTGTTCTCCGTGCATAACTTATTGGTTTAGAATGGTTTGTTTAATCTTTGAGTAAATCGTGTATTCGTTGGCATATTTACGAACCCAAGCATTCATTTGGAGCAGAATGAAATCGTAATCAACCGAAGACACGATGCGTTCAATCTCGGCCTTTGCGAAGGATGCGTTGCCATAAGATTCAAGGCGAATGGCAAAAGGGATATGCTCGTGGATGTTCCTTGCTCCCACATAAATAGGGATTGTTCTACATAGAACAGCGTCAATAATCTTGTCGGAGATGTAATCGTCCCAAATGCCGTTCTCCATACATACCGAGAACTTGTAGGGAATCAACCCATCGGCCTTGTTGCCGAGTTCGCCCTTGCATCCCCTGACATTCAGGCCACGGCCATAAACATCAACCCATCCACAAGAGGCAAGTTCCTTGGCTATCTTATATCTAAAGAGGTAAAATCCGTGGGCGATGTTGCTCGTCACCATACTTGCAACCCTTCGCTTCTCAAAGCCGTCAAGATAATCCGACAAAGGCCCATCCATATGGTAAAACATACCGCAAGGGAAGCCAACCAAGTTGCCCTCAATTCCATAGGCTTGTGGCTCCGTACAAGTGTAAACAACGGAGCAATAGGACCCAATGCCCCGGTCAAAGAAATCGTGGTCTGGTGGCTCTTGGATGAAGCCTATGACTCGTTCCTTGGGGACACGAGGCTCGGCTCCTCTTTTGTCGTTGAATACCACGAGCCAATCGTAAGAATCGTCATCAACGAAGGTGATACCATCGGCCTCGCTCCACAAGGACTGCTCCATAATCCTGCGGTTCAAAGACGCAGAATCGGTCCAATTACATATCGCTCTTACTTTAATGTTCATGGGATGCAGCTCACAAATGCTCTTTTAGACCTATCGTAATTGCTCTGATTGGTTGCCAAAATGTTCTTGTTCGCATAGAACCTGACCCTATCCTCGTCATCGTGCTTAATGGTTTGCAGGCCGTTGTGAAAACTTCTTTGCTCAAACCCAAGACGCTCAACCCTCCAATAAAAGTCAACATCGTCAATGCCCCATCCATCCACTATCTCGTTGTAACCCTTGGCCCGGTAAAACAACTCTTTCCAAACCATACAACATCCCGTACCATCGCCATAATTCCATCCCGTAACGAATGTCCCACCATCCATAACCTTGATTTTGTGGTAGTTAAGGAATGCAGAGTTGGTCATCAAGGCATCGGCATCCATAAAAACAAAGGTGTCGGCCTTCTCGGAAGCGGCCAAGGCACCGATGTTTCTTGCGCGGCTAAGGTTAAAGCCTTCGGCCTCGTGCCTTACCGCACGAACTCGTGGGTCGTTCAACTCCTCCACATAATCGGCGCTCTTATCGGGGTCTCCATAATCCACCACGATAATCTCGTAATTGCCCCCCTCTTGGGCAAGCCAAGTAGGTAATGCCTCTTCCAAATGATGCATACGGCCTTTGCAGGTCGTAATGACCGAGATGAATCCGCTTAATTCCATCGTATCAATAGTCTTTGTTGTCCTGCGTGTTTTTGTTTTACCAAATTATGCCACTTGTATTCGTGGGTGAGGCCCATATTCCTATGGTATTGGCCAAGAAGGGCGCAAGAATGCTCCCAGGCTGAATTGTGAGTGAATCCTGCGCCACCAAACAAGCCTAAAACATAATAATTGTCCATCATCCAAGGTATAGTCTTGACTGACAATGCATTTCGGTATTGGAAATAAACAGGGTTGCATCCAGGGAATGGGTCAATCTTGTATTGGGCGCAAGCAATATTAAAGGCGAGTTCGTCAGGATAAGTATTTCCCCAAGCCATTTTAAGCCTTGAAATAGGGATGCCGTTGTCAATGTTGTCCCTTACCTGAGCAAAGAACTCCGTGAGCTTCTCTCCCTTGCGAAGGAACATAAAGGAACTGTTTATGGCCGTTACCTCGGCATCATCGTCAAGTTCATGGTATTCCCAAATGGTATCAAGCGTGGCCCATTGCATAGGAGGAAAATCTGCCCCATCCCTTTTTAGGTTTGCCTTTGGTGTGCCTCCCTTCGGGTCTTCCCAAGATGCTACCTGGGAATAAAAAAAGCCCTCCTTTGGAAGGCTATGCAGATGATCAACGAGAGGCTTCAAAGACTTTAGGCAAACTCCATCAATGTCAAAATATAAGTTGTTGTCAAAAGCCAGGTACTTGTCCATTCGGGTCTTGGCTCTGCCAGGACTGAACGCCCCGTTATGATACAAATCATCTTGGTCAATAATGGTCTTAATATCAAATACCCAATACTTATGGCTTATGAGGACATCGGTTTTGTCGCAAATAAGTTGAATCGGAAGGTCTTTGTCAAAATGTTTGACCGACAACGCAAAATTGTAGGCCATTTCGTGATAGGCTGACTTTCCAAAAGCCATAAGCACTATCCCTGTTGTTTTTGCACTCATCTGTGCAAAGATAAAAAAAATCCCCGACCAAAGGCCGAGGATTCAAAAAAACCAAACCGAAACTTAAACCCCGAAGATAGCGTCTGCGTTTGAAGGCGCAACGTATTTCTGTGGGAGTTGGTCTGGGCCGAGCGAAGCACGGGCTGTGCAGTTGAACATCTGAAGCTCCTTGTTGGAAGCAGGGACATTAACCGGCAGGCACACATAGTTCACGGGTTGAGTGATCACCATCACCTCGTTAGAGCCACACAGGTACAGAATCAAGCCCGTTACACGCTTGTTGAGGGCGTTGTAAAAGTCAATGCTTCCATCGGTTGTGTTGGCATCCATCCAGGTAGCGGTAAAGTCAAACCCAGCCAAGAGCGAGGTTGGGCCACATCCAACAGGATTGTCAACATCTACGGGAGATGCATCGGGTACCGTTCCACGAACATTCTTGATAATTTTGAGGTCTCCAGCGTTGATAGCGGTGGTGTATTTCGCACCATTGCTCCAATCGGCAGCGGTTGCAAAAGTAGCCCCGGTGCCAAATGCGTCCTCCTCAAGAATACCAATCGCAGAGATACCGCCCCTGTTGTAAGCACCACAAAGCACAAGCTCGTGATTCGGCAAAGCAGTACAGCCGTATTCTAAATAAGCCATTTTGTTAAAAATTAAAGGATTTCAATCTCGTCATTTATTGGCAGACAGGCCACAACGCACGATGTAATTGCAAATATAACGAATCGCCACGCAATTATCCTATCTCAGGACAAGGCTCACAAGTCGTTTCGCAGTTTTCGGGGTTCACGGGCAAACCATCGCAACAAGGGTCTTTGCGTAAGTTCTGCTCCTTCACTTCAACCTCAAGGAAGG